AACAAGTAGAAAAAGCAAAAGGTAAAACTTTTTCAAATCAAGAGTTTGTAACATTTTACAATAATTTATTTAAAGGAAAAAATCCTGATGCTGTAAATATAAATGTTTCTATTGAAGAGCAAACACCTTTTGATAATTTTTATTCGTCAAATGATTCTATATTAAGACAGATAGATACGGATGAATCAGTTGTTTCAACATCTAGTATAAGTAGTCCTACAAAAAATATAGATAAAGAAATGATTTCTGTGTTTCCTAAACCTGCAAGTAAATTTCCTGAAGGTCAATCACCAGATGCAGCAGGAGATTACATAAACCCTGTTACTAACGAAAGTGTAGCAGGTAAAAATGTTTCTTCAGCTTCTATAAAATTAACACCTGAAGGAAAAGCTGATTTTAAAGTTTCAAATGATAATGTTAATACTATTGGTTCAGAAGGTAAAGGCAAGACATTAATAAGAACAAACTTGTTTGATAAAAGTAAAGGTTGGAAATGGGTTGATGCTCCTAAACAATATGAAAATATACCTAAAATTATATCAGTTGAAAAAAGTGGTAAGCATTATTATACTATTGAAACAGATTTTTCTAAGGGTGTTAACTTAACAAAATATCCAGAAAAGAAAACACAACCAAAACTTAGACCCACTGTTAAAGGAGAACTTGAGTTTGGTAATCAAATAGGAACAATATCTGTAAGAGGAAAAGAGCATCCTGTTTTTGAAAAAATTACAACATTTAATGAAGGTGGTTTAAGTAGTAGTGCCAATTAAATTAAGAAATAAAACAAACTTTGTAGTTAAAGAAAAAAAAAGATGATGTCTAAACAAATAGAAAATAAATATGATACAGCAAAAAAAATGTATCCTATTTTAAAAAATTATCCTTATAATATTGTAGAAACTTTAGACGAAAATAGTCCTTATTATTTAGAACATTTTTCTCCAGAGGAAGTAGGTTCTTTAGAAAATCCTAGACCTAAAAATTTACCTATTGGAGAATATGGTTTGCAGATATTTAAAGATGTAAGACCTGAAGATATAGCAGGTGATATTATATCTCATCATATTATTAATAAAGATAAATATCTCTCTAAAAAATATGAAGAATTTAAAAAATTAATTTCTAAAGAAGATATGTTAAATAGATATAATTATCATAAAAATAATTTAGGAGAAAAGAGAGATTTTAATAATTGGTCAGAAAGAACAGGTTATCCTGAATTACTTAGAGGATATGTATTTAACCAGTTTGATGAAAAAACAAAAGATAGTTTGTATACTTTAGAACAAAAAGAAGTGTTAGACAGTATAAAAAATTATATTACACAAAATGAACAAATACTACAAGCGTTTAAAAAGGGTGGAACAATAATGGAACAACAAATGAGCCTGTTTGATGAAGGTGGAATGAAAGATGATGGACTAGATCGTGATCCTGTCAGTGGCAATGAAATACCTCCGGGATCATTAGCTAAAGAAGTTCGTGATGATATACCTGCACAATTAAGTGAGGGCGAGTATGTTGTTCCTGCTGATGTCGTACAATATTATGGTGTAAAGTTTTTTGAAGATCTTAGAATGGAAGCAAAGCGTGGCTTGGCAGAGATGGAAGCTACAGGCAGAATAGGTGGTGAGCCTATGTCTGTTACAATGATTGCAATCGGTAAGCCAGAAGAAGAAGAAGAAAAGAAACAAAAAGAAAGACAAAAGAAAGCTTTTGGTGGTATTATTAAAGCTAATCAAGGAGTTTTAACAGCAGATGAAAAGAAGATAGAGCAAGCTAGAACTTTTAATCCATATGATTTTAGTGTTGTTGGTGGTACACCTTTTAGTCCTATCGCAAGGACAGGTCAATCAATGAATTTTACAACACCAGATACACATTCTAAAATGTTTTATCATCCTGATGGTAGAGTTCAGGCTGTTCCGGGAAGAATGGTTATGGTTAATGGAGAACAAAAGTTTTTACCTAATCCAAACTATAAACAGTTTACAACAGGTGAATGGTCAGACACTCCACCTGCTCAAGCAAAAGCTCAAGAGACTCAAGCTCCAAAAGAAGACAGAGATGATAGAGACTCCTCTATTATGAATGCAGAAGCTCAAAGATTACAAACTGAAAACTCTCTTAAAGTTTCTGCTGATAGATTAAAGATACCTGTAGAAATATATTCTCAGTTGTCTATAGGTAAAAGATTTAGACTTATGGGTGAAGAGTTTAAAGCTATGGGGGGTAATGAAGTTGATCAAAATAAGATTAATGAGATAGTTGAAGGTGAAGATACTGGTTTTAATTTAGGTAGTGTTACTCAACTTGTAGGTGGTCTTGTAGCAGCTTTTACAGGAAACCCATTAATAGCTGCAGGGGTAAGAATACTTGGTGGTATTTTGTCAAGTGATGACACAGATGATACACCTACTACTCCTTCTACTACTGTCAGAAGTTCTGGTTCTTTAGCACCAGTAGCAACATCTACAGTTTTTGATAGTTTAGCACAAGCATCTAAAGCAGGTTATCATGGTCAGAATGTTAATATAAAAGGTAAAGGTGTTCAAAAGGTAGAATTTGCAGACCCTAAATTTAATACTGCCATGAAAAAGAAAAGTGCTAGTGTAAAAAAAGAAAAAGATGATAATACACCTTCATTTGTTAAAGGTATGACTGATGCAGATAAACTATCGGCAAAACCTAAAAATCCTAAAGCAGAAACCTTTAGAGAAAAAGAAAAATCTCTTATGCAAGGATCTACAAAAACAGCAGCAGATATTGATAGAGATATAATGGGAGGTGATTTAAACAAAGGAGGACTAATAAACAAACCAAAACGTAACCCTAAGAAGCCTAGAGGTAAGGGTCTAGGCAGTAAATAAATTGGCTACTCAACAATGTTGACCCCAAGAAAGGAAAAGTAAAATGCCAGAATTAGAAAATGTGGAAGCACAAAAAACTGCAGGATATATGAGCAGAACAAGATCTAAGTATAAAGATAAGATAAAAAAAGATGAAGAAGAACTAAAACAACTTATGGAAGAACAGGGTAAACCTAAAGAAGAAGAAAAGGTTGAAGAAAAAACTGAAGAAGTAAAACCAGAAGTTGAACTTAGTGATGAAGAAAAATCTTTTAAAACTCGCTATGGCGATATGAGAAGACACCTAGCTGCTAAAGAAAAAGAATACAATGCCAAAATTAAGGAGCTAGAGGATAAACTAGGAGAAACAAAAAAACTTGTACCACCAAAGTCTGATGAAGACCTACAGGCATGGGTAGATAAATATCCTGATGTAGCAGGGATGGTAGAAACAATAGCCGACAAACGTGCAAAACAAATGTTTGACAAGGCTAATATACAACTAGAAGAACTCAACAAGGCAAAAGAAGAAGCAACAAGGAGTCGTGCAGAGAATGAAATTAGGAAAGCGCATGAAGATTTTGATCAGCTTCGTGATTCCGATCAATTTCATAATTGGGTTGAAGAACAGCCTAAATGGGTGCAGAATGCTTTGTACGAGAATACGGATGATGCTGCTTCGGTTATACGTGTTATTGATCTGTATAAAGTTGATAATGGACTTACCAGATCGGATAAGAAAAATAAAACAAAAGCTGCTGCCTCGTTGGTAGATAGGGGATCTAAAACAAAAGTAGATCCTACTGAATCTAGTGACAAGATTAGAGAATCTGACATTGCTAAAATGAGTGATGTAGAGTACGCAAAGAATGCTGATAAAATTACTGAAGCTCACAGATCTGGTAAAATAATCTATGATGTATCAGGAAGTGCAAGATAATACTTGACAAACAGTATTTTATCTGTATAACTAACCCTTAGACACAAAGCCTCTAATATAGACTACCTTTGTGTATAAGTAATAAGAAGACTAAACTAGTAAAAGACTACCTATATAAGTACAGACCCATTAACTTTGAGACTTGCTATTTCACTGTTAAATGCACTCTAGAAAATATAGCCTCTTCTAAGACGTTTAGCTTTTAAATAAGCCAAACAATAGGAGGATTTTATTATGGCTTTTCAAACAGCAACAGGTTATGGAAATTTACCTAATGGTAATTTTTCACCTGTAATTTACTCCAAACAGGTACAGCTTGCCTTTCGTAAGTCAACTGTTGTAGGAGATATAACTAACTCTGATTATTTTGGAGAGATTGCTAATCAAGGCGATACAGTCAGGATTATCAAAGAACCAGAAATTTCAGTTAAGTCTTATGCCAGAGGCACACAAGTAACTGCACAAGATTTAGATGATGAGGATTTTCAACTCGTTGTTGATAAAGCAAACTATTATGCTTTTAAAATGGATGACATTGAAGAAGCCCACAGTCATGTAAACTTTATGCAACTTGCAACTGACAGAGCTGCATACAGATTGTCTGACCAATATGACCAAGAGGTATTAGGTTATTTATCAGGTTATTCACAGTCAAATTTACATTCTGTAGCTGACGCTGTTAATACTACTGTTAATGGTTCTAAGGCTGTATCAACAGCAGGATCAGATGAACTTCTTACTTCTATGAAGTTAATTAAAAGTTCTTTTGGTAACATAACAACAACTTCTGCAGGAGATCATTCAATCCCTGTAGCTAATGTTCCAAATGGTGCTACATCTGTTCCAACAGCAACTGCATCACCAATGCAGATTGTAAATAGAATGAACCGACTTTTAAATCAACAGCAAGTTGATACTCAGGATAGATGGTTAGTCATTGATCCTGTGTTTATGGAACTACTTTCTGATGAAAATTCTAAGCTAGTCAATGCTGATTACGCAGAAGCTTCAGTTAAGAATGGTCTTGTTCTAAACAACTTAGCAGGATTTAGAGTTTATGTATCTAGTAACTTACCCTCAGTAGGTACAGGTGCAGGTACAACAGGTTCTGCAAACCAAAATGCAAACTTCGGTGTGCTTGTTGCAGGTCATGGTTCTGCTATTGCTACTGCAGAGCAGTTAAGTAAAACAGAAACATATCGTGATCCTGACAGCTTTGCTGACATTGTTCGTGGTATGCATCTATATGGCAGAAAGATACTTCGCCCAGAAGCTATCGTAACTGCTAAATATAACGCAGCTTAGGGAGGATACACAATGGCTACAATTAGTACTTTTAAAGTTGATGCTAGAGGTGTAGGTAATCCGAGTAGAAAGCCTTATATGGTTCAAACTACTATAGATTTCGGACACGCTGATCTAGATGCCCTAAGTGCAGGTGATATCGTTGAAGCAATCACTATACCTACTAATACTATGGTATTAACAGCAGGAGCAGAAATGATTGAATCAGTTCAATCTGGTGCTGATGGTAATACTGTTAATTTAGGTATAACAGATGTTGATCAGTATATAGCAGGAGCAGACATTGATGATGACTCTGCTATTCTGTCATCAGGTGTAGGTTATCTTACACCTGCAGCAGAAGCAGGAGTTCCTTTCTTTGTAGGTGCAACTGCTGATACTCTTGATCTTGAGCTTCAAGCAACATCAACTGCTCCTAATACAGGGCAAATCCGTATATTTGCTATATTAATGGATATAGATGCTATGGGTAATCAAAGCACTGTTCATTTTGCAGCGGATGGAGCTAATGAAGTAGACAGAGATCTACTTGCTTAGTAATAACTTTTAGGAGGGCAGGGCAACTTGCCCTCTTAATTTATCTAATGGTATTAAAAGCAAAAAATAAATTTCCTGAATGGAACATTAAAACTTTTGGAATAAATGAAGTTTATTGGGAAATGGATAAGGCAGCTTTACAAGATACTAATTTTAGAAATGCTATAAATAAATCTTTAAATGAAAAAGGAATGCTTTGGCCTCCGATAGTTTGGTTACAAAAAACGTATTTAAAATATACAGAGGAACAATCACACAGAGTAGATCCAACTAAAGTGCATGAACAAGATTTAAAATATCGTTGTGCTATAGGAAATAACAGATTTAATTACGCTAAAGAAAATGGGTACGAAAAAATAGAGTGTGTTTATGCACCTACATGGCAGGATAAAGATACAATTTTAAAAAGTACTTATATGGAATATTGTGTAGATTTTTAGAAAGGGAATAAAATGGGTGTTACAACTGCAATGTGTACATCTTTTAAGGGTGAACTCTTAGGTGGCACACACGATTTAGATACAAACACAATTAAACTTGCCTTGATTAAATCAGGTGAATCAGGAACATATGGTGCAGCCACAACTAATTATTCAGATGTAACAGGAAACTCTGATGAAGCATCTGGTACAAACTATTCAACAGGTGGTAACACATTAGGTAGTGCAACTATCAGTACTTCAGGAACAACAGCGATACTAGACTTTGCTGATACAACTTTTTCAAATGCTACTGTTTCAGCATCAGGAGCAATTATCT